GACCAAAAAGCTTTTAAATATTACAAGTCAATGAGCGGCGGCGTTGGTAATTCTGGCGCCAAATGGTCAGCTGAAAAGCTACGAACTAAGGCAATGGAAGAGGTAAGCATTCCAGAATTTGACAAGCTTTTAAAGAAGCCCAACGAGTTTCAAACTTGGGATATGTGGCTAAAAGAAATTGCCGCCTTTCGTTTAATTACTGGCAACGCGTATATGTACGGCGCCCGTCGTGGAGGTCAAGAAAATGCGCCAATAATTGCGCTTTATTCTTTGCCGTCTCAGTTCATGGAAATTATTTCTGGCGGTCTAAACCAGCCGATTAAAGAATATCGACTAACGTACAACGGTTATGAAAGAATTGACGCCAGCAACGTTGGACACTTAAAAAATATAAATCTAAGCTACACGGCTGGAACGGCTAACCATTTATACGGCGCCTCACCTTTGCGGTCCGCAGTTCGTGACCTTACCACATCAAACGACGGAAAGCAAGCGCTTTTGTCTATGCTACAAAACATGGGAGCGCGTGGTATACTAACGGGCGACGGGACTGTTAACATTACCCGCGAGCAAGCGCAAGGATTAAAAGAGGATTACGCATCCAACTACCAAGGCGCAAACAGAGCGGGCGACGTAATTATTACGCCAGCCAAATTGTCTTGGGTTCAAATGGGAATGAATGCAGTAGATATGTCAATTATTGACACGCAAAAAGTAATTTTACGCTCATTATGCCGCGTTTACGGCGTCGATGCAAAGTTACTTGGCGACACCGAGGCAAGCACTTTTAACAACACGGAAACCGCTTACAAGGCCCTAATTAATAACGTTGTGCGTCCGTTGCACGTTGAAATTAGAGACGTGCTAAACAATTGGCTTTTGCCAAGCTACGGCAAAAACAACTATTTTGTCGATTTTGATTACATGGCTTATCCAGAAATGCAAGACGATATGGACAAGTTGGTTGCCCAATTGTCAGCGGCTTACTGGTTAACGCCAAACGAGAAACGCGCGGCAATGAATTACGGCGAATACGAAAACGAGTTAATGGATAAACCATTTATTCCGCAAGGCTTAATGTCTTTGGACGAATTTGGAGCGCAACCAGTTGAAAACATAGACAACGCTGGAGACTATGCCGAAACCAACTCGTAAGGAAATTGCCTTAGCGAATCAATTAGACGCATTACAAAGACGTTACGAGAGGCGATACGAAAAGCAAGTTTACGCGGCTTTAAAAAAGCAATTGCAACCGTACTTGGATGCAATTAAACAAGCGCCCGCAAATATTAACCAGTTTGACCTCATTACGCCCGCGCCTTTAGCTGACGTTTTAGAAAATCTTTACGTTACCGCTGGCGTTGCCTATGCCGAGGCAATGTATAACGCAATACAACCGCCAATCAAAGCAACAAAAGAACAGTTACGCGCTGGCTGGCGTGACTTTATGCGCCGTTTTGCCGTGACCAATTTAACAGGGGTATTAATTGACATAAATAAAACCTCTAAAGATATTATTGAGCGAATTGTGTCTAATGGTTTAAGAGAAGGCCAAGGTATTCCAGACATTGCGCGAAGTATTGAACAAAGCGTTGCGGGTATATTTACTAACCGAGCCAAATTAATTGCCCGCACCGAAATGGTAAAGGCAACCAATACGGCCGCAATGCAATCGGCTGCGACTTCGGATTTTATGTACGAAAAAAAATGGGTGCCAGCTACCGACAATCGGACGCGCGAGGACCATTTAATAATGATTAATAAACCCTATATTCCATTTGAGCAACCGTTTATTGTTGGAGGTTATGAAATGGACCGACCAGGGGATGGAACAACCGCGCCAGCGTCTCAAATATGTAATTGCCGTTGCAAGGTTGTGTTTCGAATTATGCGAGACGCTAATGGTTTACCTATGCGAAAATTAGGCTCACAATCTGGCGCTTATACTGTAACTAATGGGACAAGACAAGTTCCAGTTGTGCAACCAGCTGATAATTTAATTGCAAATAATTTAGAGGATGCAAAAAAAATATCCGCTGATATTATTAACAAAAACACTGTTTTAAAAGTAGGTCAAACAGAATTTAGTAAAATTGTTACTCTTGAAGACTTGAACAAATGGAATAATCAATTAGACAAATTAACAAAAGAGTACAATTTATCCCCTCATTTAAACAGTAAAAATGACCTAAAACTAACCTACGCATCAGATTTGTTTAATTTAGGCTATGTAAGAGCCGACGTTTTTAAAATACGTGAAATTAATTTTGGTAGTAGAAAAATACAAAACCCAACTACAAATCGAGTTTGGGTTGAGAATGGTAAAATAAAATTTGCTAACAATGTCAAAACTGATTTGGCGAATAATGATTTGTACGTTTTAACTCACGAATTTGGTCACGTTATATCACTAGAAGACTATAAGGAATGGGCTTACAAATTTCCAGAAATAGAAAGTTTTTGGTCTGAATTATCAAAAATAAAATCACGATACAAAAAAGAAGTTAAGCAATTGGTAATTAAACAAGATGTCGACGCATTAAATGAAATTTATTTAGGAGATTATGCCGTTACAAATAATAGTGAATTTATGGCAGAGGCTTTTACTGAATATAAATTAAACTCAAACCCAAGTAAATACGCTTTGGAAGTTGGTAAATTAATTGATAAATATTTTAAAAAATAAAAAAATGCAAGCAGTTAATTTGGTTTGTTTTAAATGCAAAAACTTTAGAAGATTTAAAGGCGGTTGTTTGGCTTTTCCTAATGGCATTCCAGATGAAATTACAAGCGGAGAAAACCAGCATTCTAAACCTTTAAAAGGGCAAAAAAATAAAATTGTATTTGAGCAAATGAAAGAAAGCGATTTGGACCAAATCAATAGCATTGATTGATTGCCAAGGTTATTAATCTAGATTCGCGCCGCGATAAATGGCGCGCTTGCGAAATGGAGTTAGGCCCGCATTTTGAACTTGAGCGAGTGCCAGCAATTAAAAACGAATTAGGTTGGCTTGGATTATGGCAAACATTTAAACAGATATTTGCGAAAGCTGACGGCGACGTTTTAATTTTTGAGGACGACGCAACTTACCGAGGTTGGGCGACCAATTTGGAAAACGCAATAAAGGATTTGCCGCAGGGTTGGGAAATGTTAATGCTGGGAGCCAACATAAAAGACCAGAGAATTGACCGAGTAAATAAAAATTTGGCTTGTACTTACGGCGCTTGGACAACCCACGCAATTTACTACTCGCATAGCCTATGCAAAGAGATGGCAACGCTAGATTTAACCGTGCCAATTGACGAATACTTTAGAACGGTTGTACATCCACGCGGTAACAGTTACGTTGTTTACCCGTTTTTAAGTTATCAGCGCCCGAGCGATTCTGATATTGAAGGCGGATATAAAGATTATACCAACCTATTTCAAGAATCAGAAAACAGAGTGCGCGATTTTGTTAACCAATAATTTATTGGTTTGCTTTATTTATTTAGACTTTTATTTTTACAAAAAAGAAACTCATGATTTACAAGAATATAAGCGAGGGAATTATTGAGGACGTGGACGACGTTAAAGGCATCGTAACGGGTTATTTTTCCGCGTTCAATAACATAGACTCAGATGGAGACGTAATCGTTTCTGGGGCCTATAAAAAGACCGTAGGCGAAAACGGGCCAATGGGCCGCAATCGAATAATGCACCTTTTGCAGCATAACCCATTAATGCCGTTGGCTAAACCAATGGAGTTAATTGAAGACGGCAAAGGCTTGCGTTTTGTTTCTAAGATTACAGAAACTAGCTACGGCAAAGACGTAATAAAGCTTTATGCTGAAGGCGTATTTAACGAGCATTCCGTAGGCTTTGAAATTGTAAAGAGCGACAATAAAGCGGGTTACCGCGAGATTAGAGAAATTAAACTTTGGGAGGGTTCAACTGTTACATGGGGGGCCAATCCTAATACGCCGATTGAATCGGTAAAAAGTTGGGACAAGCCAAAGAGCGAGGAAATGATTGCAAAATTCTGCAATATTTTGCGCAATGGCGACCTCACCGACGAATCAATGATTACTTTAGAAATTGGATTAAAACAAATTCAAGAACATTTAAAGGCATTGGAAACAAAGTCAGTTTTAACCGTGGAATCCGACGCAAGTCAATTCGTAAGCGAGCAAGACCCGACGTTAGCAATGGCTTTGGAGTTCAAATATATACCTAAACTTAAAAAATTTATTTAACACAAACATGGAAGCAATTACTAAACAATTAGATTCTGTTTTAGCGAAATTGGAAGGCAACGAGGCGTTGATTTCCGACGTTAAAGCAATGAAAGAAGCTGGCGAAGAATTCAGAAAAAACCTTTCTGCTGAAACCGCAAAGCTAAACGAAAAGGCAACCGCGCTACAAAGCCAGTTGGACCAAGTAGACGCAAGAACGCAAGCGGGTTTCGCAAGCGCTCAAAAAGGTTATTCTTTTTCTAGCGAACTAGAGAAAGCGTTTAACTCTGACGCATTCGGAAACTACAAAAGCGGAAACGCTAACAAAGTAAAGTTGGACCTTGAATTAAAAGGCGCCGACATGACAGTTGGAAACGCTTATACTGGCGAAGTTATCCCAGCGGACCGCGTGCCAGATTTGAAGTTTGTTCCTAACAGAAAAGTAAACGTACGTCAGTTGTTGCCAGTTGGTCAAACCTCTAGCAACCTAATCCGTTTCGTGCGTGAATCAGCTTACGACAACGCTGCTGCACCAACCGCGCAAGGTTCTGCAAAACCTCAATCTGATTTCGACCTAACTGCGGTGGACCGTTCAATTAGAACAATCCCTACTTTCATGTGATTAACTAAAGAAATGTTAGACGACACCCCAGGCCTTATCGCTTACCTTTCTAGCCGTGCGCCTAGCAAACTTTTAAACATCGAAGACACCCAAATTCTTTACGGGTCTGGTTCTGGTCAAAACTTGCATGGTTTCGCAACTGACGGGTCTGCTTACGTTAACGTTCCTTTTGGTTCTACAATTAACAGATTCGACGTTTTGGCTGCTGCGGTTGTTCAAACTACCAAGAACGAATACGCTCCAAATGCAATCATGATTAACCCTAGCGATTATTTGAAACTAGTTTCTACAAAAGAAACTGCTGGCGCTTACATTTTGCCTTCTTACGTTTCAATGAGCGCTGGACAAATGTTTATCATGGGCGTTCCAGTTTACGCAATCAATGGCGTTGTTGCTGGAGATTTCTTTGTTGGAGATTTGGCGCTTGGTTCTCAGTTGTTCGTTCGTCAAGGTGTTACTCTTGAATTCTTTGAGCAAGACGCTGACAACGTAACTAAAAACTTTGTAACCGTTAGAGTTGAGGAAAGAATTGCGCTCGCAGTTTACACGTCTCAGTCTATCGTTTACGGAAGCTTTGCCGCGGCTTTGGCCTCTGGCTCTGGTAACTAATTTCATAGGTTAGTTTTAGTTGGAAATTCCCGCACAATAGTTGTGCGGGTTTTTTTATTTATTTAAAAATCAATAGGTTTACAAAAACCAAATCAATAATTTATGAATGTTGTCTTTTTTGTACACGCGTGGGCGGGAACGCATAACTCGGGCGCCGAGTGGA